GACTATGAATATTAAAGGTTCGCAACAAGTCAAGATTGGTGGTAATCATGAGACAGAAGTCGTCCGTAGCCGATCAACGAATATCGGTGTGGATGATAACCTAAGTGTTATGAATAATTCTACCACTAATATTATTAATGACAAACTCTTAACAGTTGGTAATGACTTTACGACATCAGTTACAAATAATATGGCGACAACTGTTTTGAATAATAAGAGTATTATGAATGCTGGTACATTTAGTCATACCTCTCTATCCGATTATACATTAAGTGTTAATGCTAATCAGACAATTGGAGTTGTTGGTACACTTGGTGAAACAGTTGATGGAGTAGTTACTGAGACTTACGGCGATGCTCTTAATTCAAATGTTACTGGTGCTGTGACTGAAACATATAGCAGTACTCAAAATACAACAGCAAGTGGTAATGTTACGATCGTTGCTCCAACAATTGATCTTAACCCATAGGATAACATATGCCAGGAATAGTAAGACAAGGTGATTCACATGCAGGACATGCAAGTCCTACGCCAAGTCCATTTCATAAGACTTCTTATGTTGGTGGATCGCCTAATGTCAATGTTAACAGTAAAGCAGTAATACGGAAAGATGACTCTACTGCATGTGGAGATCCTGCTGTTGGTAAAAGTGGAAATGTTAAAGTAAATGGTAAAGGTGTTCATCGATTAGGTGATGCTACTGGTGGTCATGGTAGTTGGGTTCCAAATAGCGCAGCTACTTCTTCCACTAATGTATTTGCTAATGGCGGTGGTGGAAGTCAAGGAACTCCTGCTACTCCAGAAGATGCTATTGCGAGTAAAGGTAGTTGTACATATTTTGATTGGAATAACAATACATGTTTAGACCAATCAACTGATCCAAATGGAGATTATTATGTTAGTCCATAAGAGGAGATATAAATGAGTTTATGCGGTAATAATAAAGCTTTAGATGATCTAAAAGCTAAGCAAGGAGAATTAGATGATCTCTTAGCTGGTGGTAAAGATCAGCTATCTGCTATGGAATCTAAATTGAATGATATGAAAGCTGATTTAGAATCATTCAAACCTGAGCTACCAGAAATTGAAAGCCTACAAGATAAATTAAGTAAAGCCACAGGTCTTACTAATCCATTAGATAAAGCGAAGTCTATTGCTGAAATAAAAGAAAAGTTTGGAGCCGCACTTCCCGATTTAGATAGTATAATGGGAAGCCTAGGATTAAATGCTGATTTTCTTAATATGACTCCAGCACAATTATTAGAACAGGCTCAGGCTGATGTAGATGTTTGTGCTTTGGTTCCAAATGTTGAAGCTTCTCCAGACGGTACAGTTAAGGAACAACCTACTGAACCTAAAGTTCCAGAAGAACCACCGGCTGCTCCAGAACCCACCCCCGTTATAGAAAAAGATTTAGAAGAATTAAATCGAAAGCTACTACGTGTTTCTTTTAATAATAATTTAAAATATATCGCTTCACGCGCTAATAAAATATTTAAAGGTTTTGGATCAAAAAAGAAGAATCAAAAGTTTTATGATTCTACATGGGAAGAGCAATGGGTTGAATTAATTGAAGCGGCTGGTGGAGATTATAATACTTATAGATTAAAAAGTAGAACATTAGAAGAACTAAGAGAAGCTCAAAAGAAATTAAGCTCTAAATATCCAGATGCTCAATGGGATTTTAAGAAGGAAGGTCAAATATTAAAAGAAACTTATGGTCTTGTTAAAGATGCGAATCCACATTTATATGCTGATGCTCAAGATTTTAGTGTAGCAGCTGCAGAATTTTTTGCAAGAAGAAAGGCTAAATTAGCCGATAAAGAAGCAACCTAAGAGGTATAAATAGTTATATGTCTACTATTAATCTATCAGATAAGTCATCTCAAGTTCGCGAAGCAAGTGGAATTATTGGTGATCTTAAAAAAGTTTCATCTACTTCTAGGTTAAAACCTTGGACTGATCTTGATCTTAATTTGACACTTCATCCAATACGTAAAGATATTGTTCCACTAAAAGATGATAGAGCTATTAAATATGCAGTTCGTAATTTACTTTTGACTAACTTTTATGAAAGACCGTTTGGGCTTGGAATTGGAGCTAATCTAAGAGCTCTTCTTTTTGAACCAGCAGATGAAATTACAAAACAAGCTATGAAAGAAAACATAGCAAGAACTATACAAGACAACGAACAAAGAGTTGAACTTTTATTTATTAGCATTAATGATAATCCCGATAATAATTCATATAATATTCTAGTAAAATTTAGAATTAAAGAATACGATAATCAAGAAACAGTAGAAATCGTATTAAAACGTTTAAGGTAAGAAACTATGGCAACTAATTTAAATGTAACCGAACTCGATTTTGATCAAATCAAAAAGAATCTTAAGAACTATTTAAAGACTCAATCAGCTTTTAATAGTTATGATTTTGAAGGATCAGGTTTATCTTCTCTCTTAGATGTGTTAGCTTATAATACACATTATAATGCTATGACTGCTCATTTTGCTTTGAATGAAGCATTCTTAGATTCTGCTCAGATTCGTGGTAATATTGTTACTCGAGCTAAGCTATTAGGTTACATACCCCGTTCAGTTTTAGCGCCAAGAGCGACTATTACAATTACAGTTGATGTCTCAGGAGAATCAGGTATCATTCCATCTGCATTAACTTTGCCTCGAGGCGCTAAGCTGACTACTAATGTTGATGGAAGAAACTATCGATATGTAGTCCTTAACGAGCAATCAGCTGTTATTTCAGGAAATGGTAATACATTTACTTTTGATAATGTTACTATTGTTGAGGGTACTCGTAAAAAGCTTTTATATAGAGTTGATAATGATATTAAAAACCAAAAGTATCAAATATCTGATGACGATGCTGATACTTCAACTCTTAGAGTTCTTATTCAAGCAAATGAAGAATCAACTTCTTACGACAACTATACTCAATTTGATTCTTTACTTAACGTAGATTCTTCAAGCCGAGTATATTACTTACAAGAAAATTCAAATGAATATTTTGAAGTATATTTTGGTGATGGCGTAACAGGTAAAAAACCTCTTAACAATAACATTGTAACTCTTGACTATATCTTTACTAATGGCGGAGATTCAAATGGCGCTAATGTATTTAGTATGGTAGATAATATTAGTGGTTATTCAAATGTGTCTATTAATACTTTAAGCAAAGCACAGGGTGGCACTGAAAAAGAAACAAATGAGTCTATACGATTCAATGCTCCACTCACGTTTACATCGCAGAATAGGGCTGTGACTTCTGACGATTATAGAGCAATTATTAAGAAAGAGTTTACAAATATTAATTCTATTTCCACATGGGGTGGCGAAGATAATGATCCACCAGATTATGGTGCTGTTTATATTTCTATTAAACCATTAGTTAATGAAATATTGACTCAAAACGAAAAAACAGAAATTATGAATACAATTCTTAAAGGTAAGAGCGTTGTATCTATTACGCCGGTTATTGTAGATCCTAATTTTACGTATCTAGAATTAGATGTTTCATTTAAGTATAATCCTAATTTAACAGATCGATCTGGAGTAGAACTTCAGTCTGTTGTTAGAGACGCTATTTCAGATTATAATTTTAACGAGTTAAATAAGTTTGATGGCGTGTTTAGACATTCTCAGATTCTTAAGTCAATTGATAACGCTGATCCAGCTATTCAAAATAGTAGCGTTCGTCCTTATATGTTTATGAATATTACTCCAAATAAATCAGCAGCAAATTTAGATAATAACTTTGATTTAAAATTTACAGCACCATTTTTTAATTCTGGCTCTTCTAACAATTATATTATTTCTTCTACAGCTTGGAAGTTTAATGGGGATGAAGTATATTTTGGTGATATTCCAATTTCAGGATCGACTGATAGACAAGTTATAGTTTATAAAATTGTTAATTCTACTAATGTTACTGTTATAAATGATGCTGGTTTAATTAATATTGCTAATGGAACTATTGCATTAAACAACTTTATACCAGATAATGATTCTCCTGATACAATTAGAATTACAGTAGTTCCAAACTCTTTAGACCTTGCTCCTAAGAGAGATCAATTAATTGCTATTGATCCATTAAGAGTACAAATAACTCCAGGAATAGATACTATATCAGTATCAGGTTCTTCGGGTACAATCGATTATACAACAACATCAAGGCTAAGATAAGATGGCTGGAACTCATAATCCAAATAATGTTCATTTTTCTTCGGATATATCCTCGCCTGGATATATTGAATCTAAAGCTTCGTCTAAAGCTGTAACAAAAGAGAATTTAAGAACTCAAGAATTAATGCCCGCTGAAATACTTGAAAATTCAGGTGGATTACAATTATTGTTAGAAGCTTATTACTCATATATGAATTTAGAAGAATTTGTATATCAAGAAACCGGAACATATTCAGATACGGTCTTGGATAATAAAGCTGTTTTTAGAGTTAATGATCCAAGAAATGAAAATGATCATTTCTTTAGTGATGCTTCTGGTACTAATTCAATATTAACATTAACTGATTCTGATGGTGTAATATCAACGTTTAGTATGGATGATAGTAGCGTTCATATTTCAAATGGTAATAATTTACCTGGAAGTTTAGCAAATTCAACTTCGCCTATAGGTAAAACATTTACTGTAAATCTTGGAACAGCTGTTAATTATAATACTCAAATAGCAACTATTGTAACTCCAATAACATATTGGGCTGGACCAGGCGCTTCATATGCGCTTAATACTATTGAAGAGTCTATGGATATTGATCATACAGCAGCTCAGTATTTAGAACTCATACAAAAAGAAATTGCTGCTGTTGTACCAAGATCTATCCCTGTTGATAAAAGAAATCTGTATAAGGCAATGACAGATTATTACAAAATTCGTGGATCTTCTGATTCTATTGAAGTCTTCTTTAGACTTTTATTTGATGATGAAGTTGAAGTTGAATATCCATGGGACAGTACTCTTATTCCTTCATCTGGTAATTGGGAAGTTAATTCTAGTCTTCCTAAGGGTGGTATTTATTTAGATAAAAAAGGTTTTTTATCAGATACTATTAAAGTTCAAGATAGTTTAAGATACCAGAAATTTTCATATCTTATACGTACTGGTCAAAATCTATCTTCATGGAATTATTTTTACGATAGATTAGTACATCCTGCAGGCTTTAAATATTTTGCTGAAATTCTTATACAGCTATTTGGTACTAGAGACGAGTTAGGCGACGATCAAAAGGTTTTAAGAGAACTAAGATATGTTGGTGGGCCAAAACATAATCAACTAACTGGTGAATCTTATTTTGGATATGGTAGAACAAACAGGTTTACAAAATCTGCTATGCCAGATTTACAACCGGGCGTTATTGGTATTGAAGATATTCCATTATTAGTAGAAATGTTTGCTTCTACGTTCTTACCATTTACGTTTACTCGCATTCACAGATCTGGTAGAATGTCTTTAACGGTTCCAAACAGTGGAGCTGCAGCTCATACTGTAACAGCTGTTGAAATCGCTGATCCTGGCTTTGGATATACAACACCACCAACAATTGTAGTTAATGGTGTTGCTCAAACTGGCTTAACAATATCTCAAGCTACAATTACATGTACTATTGATTCTGATGGTAAAATTAATGGTGCCACAATTGTAAATGCTGGAGCTAATTATCAATCAGCATTTGCTAATGTTGCGGCTAATCCTAATTTATCTAAAATATCAGACATTAACGTTGTCCCTGATACTACTAAAAAATATTCTACACCTCCTAGCATTACATTCGATGCTCCTACTTCAACAGATAATCTTGGTGCGCCATTAGCTACTAATATTACTGCCGCTGGTAAATATATTCTAGCTCCAACTTCAGTGGATAGAGTTGAAATGTCTAGCAATGGAAATAATTATACAAATGATCCCGATATTGTTATATCAGATCCTGATGTATTTTATACGGCACCGGCATTCTTTAGTGAAAGCTTTGAAAGCGCAACTCTTGGAGGTTGGTCAAATAAGCAATGGCAAATTGAAGGTAGTGTAGCTCATACAGCTTCTATTACAACTGAAGAAGCTAGCAGTGGAAGTAAGTCATTAAAAATACAAACCTCTGCATTAGACACTAATGCTTCTGGAAGTGTTGGTGGCGCTGTATATGAACTATCATATCGTAATCCTCATCATACAGATAGGCTTCCAGGAAATACAGTCAAAGTAAAATGTAAAGCTAAAAAAGCAAGTACCAATGGAGCTACATTTTTTAGAATGGCTTACTCCACAAACCAACATGGTAATTCTAATTGGCAGCAAAGAACTCTTACTACAGATTGGCAAGACTTTGAGTTCGAATACGATATTGCAGCATCTGCTGTTAGTGTAAATAATGTTGATTATGTTGGATTCCAAGGCGATGGAAACGATGGTATAGTTTATATTGACGATGTTTCTATTAGTGTAAAGAAAGATTATCCAAGATTTATTCCTGATGTTGAAAATGGTAAGGTTAATTCTATAGTAGTTAGCTATAAAGGTTCTGGATATAAAGAAGTTCCGACAATATCCATATCAGGTAATGCTACGGCAGTTTGTCAATTAGTTCCTTCTGAAATACAATCTGCTGAAATTACTAATCCTGGCTTTGGATACATATTAAATCCTAATTCTTATATTGCTTCTGTTGCTAAAAACGAAAGTCGAGTTAAACCACAAAAGGTTACTAGAATTTTAGAATTAAATCATACTAATGTAGATCCACATTCTATTAAAGCTACAAACCCAGTTCAATCCGCTGCTTCTGTTAGAGGAAGACAATTATATAATGGACAAATATTACAAAAAGGTGCTCTTACATCAGGTCAAAACTGGAATATTACAGAAACAACTCCACAAACCGATAAGTTTATGGGTGGTTACGAAGTAACTGTAGTACCGGCTGGATATAGAACAATTCAATCAAATGACTATTATAATCAAAAAACAAATATACTAGAAAGTAATATGCTTTATGATTTTAATGAAACTTTAGAGGTATTAGGTGACACTGAGTTGCAAAGTACTTCTATAAGTGATATAAATAAATATAACGTTAATTCGTTTGTACATTCATCTAATTACTCAGCTGATTTGCACGATTAGAAAAGATTAACATAAATTAATAGGAAAGAAAAATGACGGCAATTATAACCTCAAAATTTAGAACTTTAAACGCAGAAAATTTTAAAGAAGATATCGATACTGCAAATTCTGGCTCTAGCGTATACGTAGCAATCGGTAAAACCGACGCATGGTCAAATAGTACTTCAGACACTACTGATACAGAACCATTTACTCCATATGATACAACTGATGCATTAGTAGAAGCTCGTGAAAACATTTTTGCATTAAAAAAATTAAATGCTGCTGATGTAACACACGTGGTACCAAGACATACTTGGACTACTGGTACTTCATATGTTCAATGGGATTCAAATAATGCTGATATTTTTGATGTTGCTTTTTATGTAATTACATCAGAGTTTAAAGTATATAAATGTATATACTCTCCTGGAACTGGTTCGACTCAAGAGCCAACACAAACATTGACTGCTCCAACAGCGGAATCTGATGGTTATATTTGGAAATATATGTATACGGTAGCCGTCGCCGATGCAGAAAAATTCCTTACAACATCTTATATGCCTGTTAAAACTATTAATGTTGAATCATTTGCAAATGATGCAGCTGCTGAGACTTCTTTATCTGAAGGTGATTACGCTCAATATCTAAACCAAAAAGCGTCAAGGGATTCTACAACTGCTGCTGGTATTGAAAGAATCGTAGTAACAGCTGGCGGTAGCGGTTATACTTCAGCTCCTAATGTTTATATTACTGGTGCTGGTACTGGAGCAACTGCAACTGCCGTTGTTTCAGGTGGATCTGTTACTGCTGTTAATGTTACAGCAAAAGGAACTGATTATTCAACAGCTCATATTGTTATCGATGGTGGCGGTGGTACATTAGCCACAGTAAGAGCAGTACTTGCTCCTGAAAATGGGCATGGTACTGATCCTGTAAAAGAACTTGGTGGTTTCTTTTCAGCTGTTAATACTTTACTAGATGGAACTGGTGGTGGCGATCTAACTACTGGTAATGATTTTAGACAAATTACACTCGTTAAAAACCCATTTAATTTTGGAACTTCTACAAAGTCAATTGAGCCAACATTAAAAGCAACTCCAGCTTTAAGTTTTTCTTCAACAACACAATCATTTCAAGTTGATGAATTAATTACTCAAGGTAGTGGGGCAACTTTAGCTCAAGCATTTGTTGTTGAAGTTGATAGTGGTACTGGTTATGTACATTATCTACAAAATTCTAAAACTGGATATGGAAACTTTGTAACTGGAGCTCCAGTAGTTGGTTCCACATCTTCAGCTGAAGGAACGCCAAAACCCGTTGCTGGAGATTTTCTAATTAATCCTGAAGTTGATATACATAGTGGTGATATTGTCTTTTTAGAAAATAGAAATCCAATTGATAGAACAGCTTCACAGATCGAAGATATAAAAATCATTATCGAATTCTAATATAAATATTAGTTTAAAAGAGAGAAAATATGACAACAACCAATATAAAAACATATAACGGAACGCCATACTTTGATGACTACTTCAGAGATTATAATGGTGAAACAGTTGAAACTAAAAATTATCATAGGATTCTATTTCGTCCAGGATATGCGGTACAAGCACGAGAGCTTACTCAATTGCAAACAATGCTTCAAGCTCAGATTGATAGACATGGCCAATATGCTTTTAAAGATGGTTCAAGAGTCGTAAATGGAGAAGTATCTCTTAATATCGAATTTGATTATATAAAAGTAGAATCAACTTTTACTCATAGTGGCACAGAATATAATGCTAATAATCTATCAGCATTCGAAGGAAGTCTTATTACTGGTACTGCCAATAGTGGGAATCAAGTAACGGCTTTAGTTTTAAAGGCTGTTGCTAAAGTTGATGCTTCAGAACCAGATACACTTTATGTTAAATACCAAAAATCTGGTGGATCAACTAATGCTATTGAAAAATTTGCACCAGGAGAAGTAATAGTATCAAACGCTGATCCTGTAAAATATGGAATGGTTGGCGGCGGTAGTAACATTGATGGAGCAAATACAGCTTCTAGTATTGCTAATCCAATCGGCCAAGGCTCTGCAGTATCTATGTCAGAAGGCGTATATTTTGTATCAGGTTGTTTTATTTATGTTCCTACTTCAACTCTTATTTTAGATAAGTATACAAATAATCCTTCTAATATTATTGGATTACAGGTAGAAGAAACAATTGTAACTTCGGGTACTGATGCGTCGTTAGTTGATAATGCTCAAGGCGTTCCTAATACTTCTGCCCCAGGCGCAAATCGATATCAGATCTCAACAACTCTAATAAAACAACCAGTTGATATTGACAGTAGAACTGTCGATAAATATATTACGTTGTTAACAGTTGATAATGGTGTTATTGTAGTAGATAAAACTGATAAAACAGCAGACACTGGATTATCGTTAAGGTTGGCTAAAAGAACTCATGACGAGTCAGGGGATTACATAACAAAACCGTTTGAACTTGAGATTCTTGAACATTTAAATGATGGCACCAATTTTGGTAAGTATACTTCTGGCGCTGAGGGTGGCGACGCTGATAAAGTTGTTATTGGCATTGAGCCAGCAACTGCATATGTTCAAGGATATAGAAACGAAAAAGTAGGAACTACGTATATTGATGTAGATAAACCTAGAGGCGCTGACGCTACCGGTTTTGAAAATGAAACTAATACTCAAGTTAACTATGGTAACTATATTAAGCTAGATGCAACTACTGTTCAAGGAACTCCGGATGTAGAATCCTTTACGCCAGTAACTTTATTAGACTCTGCTGTTGTAGTAGGTACAGCAAGAGTAAAATCAATGGAAGCGTTCTCCGCTTCTGTTAGGTTGTATTTATTTGATATTGAAATAACACACGCGACTAAAACTTTTAATGATGTAGATAATGTCGCAGATACTGCTAGAGGATTTGTAGGACAATTCTTAGCAGCTGATGATGGTACAAGATTTGATGTTGGTAATAATACATCCATATTTAAGCTACCTCAATCTGCAGTAAAAACATTAGCAGATCCAGCAAGAGATACAACATATTCTATAAAAAGACATTTTAGCGCTACTGTTACTGGTTCGCCAAAAACTTTAACATTCACTACAGCAGTCGGGCTATTTGAAGATGTAAACGATATTATTATAGCTCCAGTCGGTGCTGCTATACAAACTAATGTTAGTGGTTTTAAAACTGGAGCAAACACTGGTAATGGTAAAACATCCATGGCTTATGATTGCGAATCTAGTGGATTAAATCTTTCACTTGGAACTGTAGTTAATGCAATAGGAACAATTAAGAAAACTATTGCACCTAAAGTAAAAACAAATACTCAGTTTACTAAAACTATTCCTGTAACTAATAGTGATCAACAAACATATTTTTTAGATAAATCTGATATTATTGAAATAGTTTCTATTACAGATTCAACTGGAGTAGATCAAACAAATAACTTTACATTTGATGACGGCCAAAGAGCTAATTTTTATACTGAAGGTTCTATACAAAAACTAACTGGAACTGCGGGTATTCCTACTGGTAATATGGTAGTAGTGTTTAAATATTATACTCATGGCGCTGGAGATTATTTCTGCGTTGATTCATATCCAACTGAAGATTATGCTAATATTCCAATCTTTGTTGGACCAGGCGGAGAATTTGAATTAAGAGATTGTATTGATTTTAGACCTAGAAAATCAGATGATTCTGCCGGTGCTAATAATTTTACTGGTTCTGGATCAAGTTTATCTGGTTCTCCTAAAGTAGGTCATGCTTTAACAGCTGATGTTAATTATTATCTTCCCAGAATTGATAAGCTTATTATTAAAAGAGATGGTGCTTTTGAAATTATTAAAGGCGTTCCATCGCCATATCCGCAACCACCAGAAGATAAAGAAGATGGCCTTACACTATACTCTTTAAAGTTAAAGCCTTATATATTTGATTTAGCCGATATTATTCCTGAAATAAAGGATAATAAAAGATACACAATGCGTGATATTGGTAAGCTTGATAAAAGAATTAAAAATTTAGAATATTATACTTCTTTATCTTTGCTAGAACAGTCAGCTGCTGATGTTCATATGGTTGACGGCAGTGGATTTAGCAGATTTAAAAATGGTATGCTTGTAGATTCATTTAAAGACCAATCAGTAGCTAATATGGGACATCCAGAATGTAGTGAATCTGTTGATAAAGAAAATGGAATATTAAGGCCTGAGTGTCCAGCTAATAATGTCAATCTTATTACTGCTTCTAATATTGCCGGAACTGCTCAGAAAACTGGCTCAGTTTGGACAATGCCATTTACTCAAGTTGCTCATACTAAACAACCTTATGCATCTGTAGCTATAAATGTAAACCCGTATAATGTGTTTACTTGGAATGGTAGAGTTCATCTTTCGCCAGAATCAGATGAATGGAAAGAAGTTGATGTTAGACCGGATATTATTATTAATGATGATGGTCAATATAACCAGTTTGTTGAAAGAGCTAAAGAAGAAGGTATTCTTGGTACTGTTTGGAACGAATGGGAAACTAACTGGACTGGTAGACAAGTAGAAACTGAAGTATCCTCTAGAAGAACTACTCGTTCAGAGAGAAGAGCTTGGTGGAGACAAGAAGGTTTCCGAAATCGTAGAGGAAGAAGAAGAGGAAACATTAGAAGAGATACTACAACTACTACAACTCTTAGCCATAATCAATCAAGAACTGGATTAAGAACTGACGTCACTTTTGACACTGTAACTAGAGATAGTGGAAATAGAATAGTTGAAGTTAACTTTGTTCCATTTATGAGATCAAGAAAAATTTACTTTAAAGCTACTCGAATGAAACCAAATACTAAGATATATGCATTCTTTAATGATGTTAATGTTACAGCGTTCTGTAGAGAAGAAGCATATCAAGAGTGGTCTGAAACTACTTCAGTATTAAACTATTCAGGTAGGACGTCGCATCCAGGATCCGGAAGTGGAACTTTATCTACTGATAATAAAGGTGAAATTACAGGTACGTTTATTATTCCTAGAAATAATACTGTAAAGTTTAAAACTGGTACTAAAGAATTTAGATTATCTGATTCTCAAACTAATGATAAACAAGCTGAAGGTACTGGAGCTGAAACAATGTTTCATGCTCAAGGTCTTATTGAATCTACACAAAGGACTATTACTAATACTAAAGTTCCTAGATTAGAAACTAGTCGACTAAATCAAAGCAGAGTTATTAGTGAAACCTTTAGAAGAACAACTACTACTTGGCATGATCCACTAGCGCAAACAATTCTTATAGAAAAACAAGGTGGCTTATTTGCAAGCTCTATTGATTTATTTTTTAGAACTAAGTATAATGTAAAAACTGGAGACGATGTTCAAATTCCTGTCAGCGTAAGTATTGTTACTGTTGAAAATGGTATACCAACTCAAACGACCATTCCGGGAAGTGAAGTTAATGTGTTTCCTGGGGATGTTAATATATCAGAAACTGCTTCTAGCTCAACTAGATTTACTTTCGAAACTCCTGTTTATTTACAGCAAGATCAAGAATATGCTATTGTTATACAAGCAGATTGCGATGAATATGAAGCTTGGGTTGCTGAAATGGGTGGGTTTGATGTAACTAATACTAATTATAGAATTAATAAGCAACCACATGGGGGTTCATTCTTTACGTCTCAAAATGCTTCTACCTGGACTCCAGATCAAAGTAAAGATCTTAAATTTACTTTAAATAGAGCTAAATTTAGTGTTAATGCATCTAAGGAAGTAACATTTGTAAACGATGTTATACAACCTAGAAATCTTAAAGCTGACGCTTTATCTACATCTCAAAATTCAGGAGTTATTACAGTTCTACATCCTAATCATGGCATGCATCAAGCTTCATCAACTGTTATTATTGCGGGAGCAGAAGCGTTTAATGGTATTGCTGCAGACAAAATCAATGGAACTCATATAATTTCTAATATTACACATGATTCATATACTATTACAGCTAAAGACTCAGCTGTATCAACTAATAATTCAACAGGCGTTGGCGCTGGAGGTGGTTCAAATATAACTGCCACTGAAAATAGACATTTTGACTTATGTAATATTATAGCGTCTCAAATGATATTACCAGAAACAGATATTAGATATTATTTAGTTTCAACGTCCCAGCAATCAATTGATGGATCTGAAACGGCTTATCAAGCTCAAGATGAAATTGAAGTATTACCCAATATGAATGAATTCTTTTCTACGCCAAAGGTTATTTCTTCTCCATCCAATGAAGATAGTGGTGTAAAGACATTCAAATTAAAGGCAGTATTTACGAGTAATAAAGATCATTTAAGTCCAGTTCTTGATGCTAATAGATTATCTGTCGTTACTGTACAAAATAAAATTGGGGATAATGGAACTACTGCTGAAACAAATGCTTATGGTGGATCAGAGCTTTGTAAGTACATAACTAAGAAAATTGATTTAGTTGAAGAAGCTGATGTTATTGATCTTTATATGTCAATTAATAGACCTTCTGGTACTAATGTCGACTTATATTATAAAACTCTCCCCGCGGGTTCAGATGTTGATTTTGATCTAGTTGATTGGACGTACGCTTTACCAGCAAATGATGTCCCTATAAATAATAGCGACGATGTTTATAATGAAGTTAAATACTCAATTGATCCTACTGGTAGCTTTGGTTCAATGGCATTTAAAATTATTTTAAGATCGCAAAATTCAGCAACTCCACCTACTGTAAAAGATTTTAGAGCTATTGCTGCTACTTAATGGAGATAAATTAAATGGCTAATAAAAAAGTAAAAGATAAACCTGGACTTGAGCGAGATACCGTCACTAAAGCTATTATAAATACTAATAACGATGCTTATTTAGCACGAAGAGTACAGATCAAAGCTACGAAAGATAAACAATTGATAGATGCTCAACAGAGTAAAGATATAGATAATCTTAAGAGCGATGTTGCTGAAATTAAGAAAATGTTACAGAAACTAATTGGTGGAAAATAATGGCTAACAAAGAAACTAGAATTTATAAAACGGACACACTAGAGAAACTTAGACAAAAGTCAAACGAAATTTCTCTTCACTTAGGTGATAATGAGCAACTTAATGCTTTAATGGCTGATAAGACATATGTCTATTCAGCATCAGCCGGCCAAACACTTTTTGCTGGTTCTGATACTTCGTCTCCAGCAAAAACAGCCAGATTTGAGACTAGTCCAGCTCATACTGTTGATAATACTTCTGGTTATATTATTCTAGAATCTGTTTCTTCTCTTGATGCATCATATGTTCAAGATGCTGTTATTTATCAAGGAACTAGTGGAACTCCAAGTTGGCAAGCTTATATTGTATCAGCAACTGCTGATAAAATTCTTGTAAGAGATTCTTCTGGCGTATTTAGTACATCATCTGATCTTAAAGTTGGAGCCACTTCTCCAGATACAGTTGATAGCGCAAATGTAATTAGAATTGTAACTGAATCATATCCTGTTGGTATCGTAAGAGTTTACAATGCTGGAACAGAGCTTACTCAAGGAATAGGTCCTAATAGTTTCCATGTCGCAAATATTAAAGCGACTATTACTCAAACTGGATCTCCAACATTAACAAATTATACAGAAGGCGTTACAATTTATCAGGGGTCAAGCGAAACTACTCAATCTGACGTTGAGTCAAACGCTTCTTGGTATGGTACTTTGCATTCTGTATCTGATGGTGTTATAAGAGTTAAAACTTATAATGGTTCATTTAATGCTTCAACTTTAATTAGAGCATTAGGTAGTAGTAATACTATTACTGGATCTAACCACGGCCCATTAGTTGAAGTTGATAACACGTATGGAACATATGTACAATTAACTACTCCAGCATCTAATGCTAATCAAATTAAACTCTTTTCTTTAGATCTTGTAGCTGCAATTAACGAATTACAGGATGATATTGGTACAGTTGAAAGTTTAACAACTGCTGCTAATGACTTAGTTCTAGCAATTAATGAACACGATGCTGAACTTGGAACAATTACTGCTGGAGCAATGGGTACAACAGCTTCAACTGTAGAAACTGCTATTAGAGAACACGAAGATCAAATTGGTAATGAAAGTATTAGCACTGTTGATGCTGGAGATTCTAATAACACAATTACCGGTGCTCTGAATCAATTACATGCAGAAGTTGGGGATGTTACTCTTGCTAACTTAGGAACTGATGGTGCTGCTAATCTAACTGCAGCAATAAGAGAACATGAAGATCAGATTGGTAATCATACTAATTTCCACACAATCTCTTCTACTGATAATACTATTTCGAAAGCACTTGAGCAACTTCATATAGAAGTTGGTGATCTTGCTCTTCACACTTCGGCTGATGATCTTACCGAAGCTGTTAATGAATTAGAAGAAGATTTGTTTAATGGTGAAGGCGCAACAAAAAGAACTAGATCTGATCTTTTAACCACAGACAAAACTTCAATCCTAGACGCTATTAATGAAATTCATAGCGAACTTTTTGTTAATGGTACTGGGGTATCATTTGCTGGATTATCTGCTGATTATTTTAAAGAGGCTGTTGAGGAACTAAGAACTGAACTTGGTAATCATGCTACATTAGATACTAATGTTACCACCGATGCTGTATCAGCAATTAATGAATTAGAAAATGTAATTAGAGATGATAATACAGCAAGAACAAATTATGATCTTAACACAAATAGCCATAACCTTATTGCAGCAATCAATGAGTTCGAAGGTTTCTTAAAATCAGATACATCTGCTAGAACAAATTATGGTCTTAATACTGCTGCTTATAATGTTAAAGGCGCTATTAATGAACACGAATTTCAAATTGGTGATATGGTATTCGATAACGCTGGCCCGGTTGATGATGCTGATTCGACTTCACTAACAGGCGCAGTAAATGTCCTAGATTTAGAAATTGGTCTTACTGATTACTCAGCTCAAGGCGGTGATATTAGTACAGCAATAAAAAATATCTATGATGATATTAATACAAGTGGATCTTTAACATCCCTTCACACAACTAATACAAACATTGTTGACGCGATTAACGAAATAGAAGCTGATATATTTAATTCTGGTAATGCTGGATCTGGCGGATCTAGAAGAGAAATGTCTGATCTTAAAACAGCAGACAAAACTTCGATCCTAGACGCTATTAATGAAATATATGATGATATTCATACCGCCGGTTCTGTTACTCTTGACACACAAGCTAATTTCTTAGTTGGCGCTATTAATGAAATTGAAGGAGTCTTCGACGCTTCAACTCATGAAATTACTGCTGGCGCTAATGCATTTGATATAACTTCAGGAACATTTACAATTAATTCCTCATCTAATATTAATTTAGATACGGGCAATAATCATATTGTATTGAAAGATGATGGTAATGAATTTGGTAGACTTACACATAGTTCTGCTCAATTATCTCTTAGATCTGGAGCTAATCAAGAGTTTTTCATAGCAAATAATACCAATGGAACATTTAAGAACAATCTTACAGTTGAAAATAATTTAGAAGTTGATGGTACAGCCGGAATTGATGGTAGTCTTAGAGTTGGAAATAATAAATTTAATGTTAATGCGGCAAATGGCAATACACAAATTGATGGCACATTAGAAGTTGATGGCTATACCGGTATTGATGGTGATCTAAGAGTTGGTTCTAATAAATTTAATGTAACAGCAACAAGCGGTAATACACAAATTGATGGAACGCTTAATGTCCAATCAGCAGTAGATTTTGATACAACATTAAACGTAGACGGAGCAACTGATTTAAATTCAACTCTTACAGTTGATGGAGTTACTGAACTTAATTCAACTTTAGGTGTTGATGGTAACTTTAGAATTGGTGGTACAGAATATTCAGATGCTAAATTTAAAGTTGCTGCAGCAACAGGAGCGACTACGATTGCTCAAAACTTAGGCGTTGATGGCAACTTAAGAATTGGCAATAATAAGTTTAATGTCACTGGATCAAATGGTAATACACAGATCGATGGAACTCTTTCTGTTGACGGTACAGCCGGTGTTGATGGTAACTTTAGAATTGGTGCAGGTGGCGCTGATAAGTTTAAAGTTACGGCAGCTAGTGGTAACTTCTTTACTCTAGGAACTGCTAGAGTTGATGGTCATACTGATTTAAATAGTACTGTTACTATTGATGGGATAACAAGTATATTAAATAGTACTGCGTCAAGTTCAACATCTACTGGAGCATTAGTTGTTACAGGCGGTGTTGGTATTGGAAAAGACTTATATGTTGCCGGTGATCTTTACGTCGAAGGCGATACTGTTGAACTTAATACTGAAACACTAACAGTCGAAGACACATTGGTCTTGGCTGGAAACGGTTTAACATCTGAACCTTCAACTGGTGGTTTTGGTCTTGAGGTTGGCCCAATTACAAGTCCAAGCGGCGTTGCTTCAAACGTAACTGGCGCACACAGTATTGTATATAACTATGGTCATGATAATGGTGACGGTACTTATGGTAGATGGGAAGCTGATGGAGCTCTAATTCTTTCAACCGCTACACTTAATCCTCCTCAAATTGAAAGCGTTGATTTTGGACCATCTGATAACTTAACATTCAGCGCTGGTTCAGGTCTAAGTGAAACAGTAACTAAGACTGGTGCTACAATTGTAACTAATTATGTTAATACAGATAAAGGTTCATCGCAAGATATATTTAAAAATGTTTTAGTTGGGGCAGTTACTATTGAAGCCGATGGTAATGCTGACACCCTCACATTTACTGATGATAACGTAGTAAATGTTTCTGCTAATGCAGGAACTCAAATTCTTTCTTTATCTCATGCTGATGTATTTACAGGCACTGCTGGTAATTTTGGTCAAGTAAATGCTCAAGATGGTAAGTATATTAAATCACTTACACTTACAGCTGAAGGTCACATTAGCGCAATTACAACTGGTGACTTTGATACTAGATATCAGGCAACTAATCCATACTGGGTATTGCAAGAAGGTGGTACACAGGTAGATCAAGTAGAGAATGAAAATACTGTTAACTTTGTTGGCGGTGATCATATTACTTTATCAAATGCTCATTCAAATGGTACATCGACAATTACAATTGCTCATGAAGCTGTTGCAGAACCAGTAGATCTTGTTCAAAATAATGGTGGTAATACGTTTATTCAAGATTTATCTTTAACGTTTGACGACTTTGGTCACGTTACTGGAGCTACAGCATCTACAGGATCTGTTACTATTGGTAATGGTACTCTAACTGTAGAAGGTGGATCGGGTATGACTGGTACCGGTACGTTTACCGCTAACCAATCTGGAAATGCTACTATCACTTTAGCTAATAATGATAAAGGTTCTGCTCAGGAAATATTTAAAACTGTACAAACACAAAGATCAAATACTAATGTAGTAGCGAGTGCCATTGCTGATAACAATAATGATACATTAATATTAAGAGAAAACGGTGGTATTCAATTTAGTGCTCCTGCAGACGATGTAATTGCTATTAAAAACAGTGATAAAGGTTCTTCACAATTTATATTTAAAAATGTATCAGGCGACTCAGGAACAGCAGTTGCTGATAACAACGATGATACATTAACTATTGCCGGTGGTACAAATATATCAACATCTGTAACTGGTCAAACTCTTACTATCAATAATACTTATGCGCACCCAACATATGCCGGTGATGACATTGATATTGATACCGGAGCAATGACTGGTGCATGGGTCCTTTCAGATTTAGACTTTAATATAGAAACAGATACACTAGGTCATGTCGTTGATGCTAATGGTACATTTGCAAAAAGGCAATTAACTCTTTCTAATCTTGGATATGATGGCTGGGATCTTTATGTTGAAGGTACTAAAAAGGCTGATATAAATGTTAATGGCGTTGTTAACTTTGGTGATGATGGATTCTTAACAACATCGTTTGCTGCTGCATCAAATAATAAAGTTAGCTTTGGTCACCCAGTTTCAGGTGTTACTGCTGGTGACTATGGACAATCAGGCGTAGAAGATGGTAAGTATATTAAATCAGTAACAGTTGATTCTAGAGGACATATTACTGCTATTACCGCTGATGACTTCGATAATAGATATGATAACTATGACAATTGGCATTTAACAGCTGATTCTGGTGGCACTGCACAAATTGATTCAAATGAGACTGTAGATATTGCTGGTGGTAATAAAATTAATACAGTAAGAAGCGGAAATACTGTTACTGTCAATCTTGATAGCAATCATGGATTCCTCACTTCGCAAAGAACTGCAACGTTTCAAGCTGTAAACTCGGGAGTTGATGCAGACGATGTGATTCTTAGACTTAATGATGGTGTAAATGATGATGTAAGAATTACCGATTCTGGTACAGTTACTGTTTCGTATACAAATGCTGGACAATTTAATATTCATGGCGCTGACACTAATACTGACGTTAATGTTAATAAGGCAAACTTAGAAGCAAGATTGGCTCAAGTTGATGGAACAGTCTATATAGGTAATACAAGCGCAACAAATAATATCGTTGTTAGAGGTAATTTTGAAGTACAAGGTACACAAACAACAGTTAACCAAGAAACATTAAAAATATCTGATAACAAAATTATTCTTAATAGCGATCAGCCAAACTCAACTCCAACTCAAGATTCATTTGTTGAAGTTGAAAGAGGTTCATATGTAAATGCTTATATTAAGTGGAATGAATCTGATAATAGATGGCAATACGCTGAAGGCGATACAGCATTAACAATCAGAAACTTCTCAAGAGCTGATGACGATGCTGATAAAACAACATTTAAAGTAGAAGTTGATGATAATGGTCAGGCCACTATTACTAAAAATGAAACTCTAGGTATTAGGGGCGGAACTGCAATTTCGACTGATTATGTAACTACTGTTGCTGGTGAAAATCATACACTACAGGTTAAACATTCTGATGTGGGAAGAAATGATCCTGGTGTGGGCACAGCTACTCTAGCTTATCAAGGTACTTTTTCTGCAATAACTGGTGTTTCATCTAATGCTCAAGGTCATATCACTGGTGTCAATACGACTCAGTTTACAATGCCTGCTGGCGCAGTACCAAATAATGGTACATTAGACATTAATGAAGGTTCATTGATTGATCTAACAATTACAGGTGGTGATTTTACTGCTGATAAAGCAACTGAAACTGATATTACAATCAATGTAGATCTGAATGAACTCACCAATATGGGTGATGCTACCGCAATCGTGGGTACACAAGACTTTTTACCAATCCTAGATAATGGTGTACAGAAGAAAAAGAAAATTAGCACAATTACATTAAGCGACTTTAATAACGATCAAGGTTGGACATCAAACGTTGGTGATATTACAAAAGTTGCTATTACTGCTGGTGTTGGTTTAGTTGGATCAGTTACTACTAATTCTGGAGATCATGTACAAACATTAAAAGCTAATCTTATTAGTGATACACTAAGAAATGTAACTGCTCAAGGTATTTCAACCACAGCAAATAGAACATACGCTGTAATGCCAGATAGTGATGGCGACTTAGTTGTTAACGTGCCATGGTCAGATAGTAATACGAATCAGTTAACAACATTCCAAGTTGAAGACGGAGATGGTCATGAAGTTACAATTAGCCAAGGTAAAGAATGGAAGTTTGTAGAAGGTGAAGATGCTATCAACGCTAGTGGTGATAATTATATTAATATTAATTGGAGTGATACATCAACTGGTTCAGACGCTGATCCTTATGATTTAAAATTCTCACATAAGAGAACAACCAGAACTAATACTACAAATGGCTCAGCAACAACTTCATTTGGTGGAAGCTTTACTATAGTTGATGGTGTTACAACAAATGCTACTGGTCACGTGACAGGCGTTAATACAAAAACTATTACAATGCCGTCTAATCCAAATACTGATAAATTCTTAAATGATGTGTCTACTGTTGATAATGGCGCTAATATGATCTTACGTCATAGCATGTCTAATGGAACTTCGCACGATGTTGGTATTACTGCCGGAACGAATATTACATTAACACCTGGAACAGAAACATTTAGTATTGCAACAACTGCTGAAGTTAACCAAAACGCATATGCATATTTTAATGTTAATGAGTATGATTCAGCTACTCAATCACCAGTAAATCAAGTAGCCGGTGCCGCAGACACAAAAACAGATACTTTTGCATTGAATTTTTGGAAAGGCTTTGATGTTTCAGGTAGTAATAATACCGCTACAATAAAATTACATAATGACCGAAGGTCACAATATTCAAATGAAGATATTTACATTGGTGGTAATACTCATGATTATATTTTCGCTGATGCTTCTCATGGACTAAGGTTCTATACTGCAAATGCTGAAGAAATGAGACTTGAAGATGATGGTGATCTTCATGTTGACGGGGATGTAATTGCATTCTCAACTACTGTTTCTGATGAAAGATTAAAGGAAAATATTCAAGTTGTAGATAATGCTTTGGATAAAGTATCGCAATTAAAAGGTGTTACTTTTGATTGGAAAAAAGATGGCGAACATTCAGCTGGTTTGATAGCACAAGATGTAGAAAAAGTATTACCGTCTGCTGTTAAAGAGAAAGGTTTACCATTTAAAGCTAATGACGATCAAGAATATAAAACAGTTGAATATTCACAGGTTACTTCGCTTTTAGTTGAAGCAATTAAAGAACTAAGAGAAGAAAATAAATTACTTAGAGCTGAGATTGAAAGCCTAAAAGATATAAATAAATAAAGGAAATGTAGAATGGCGATATATTCTAATTTGACAGTTGATCAGGGTAGCACATTTTCAGTTGAAATTGATGTTATTGACAATGTCAGCGATGCATTAGATCTTGCTGGGTATACTGTAGCAGGCCAAATAAGAAAATCATATACATCATCGACAGCTACTGATTTTACATGTTCAATACCTAATGCTATAGCAGGTACAATTAAAATTGGATTATCAGCATCTACGACTAATAATATGAAAGCTGGTCGATACCTATACGATGTAGAGATAACTAAAACCGCTAATGGAGAAGTTACTCGAGTATTGGAAGGACTGCTAGAAGTTAGACCTGGAGTGACAAGGGAAAGCTAATGAGTATAAAAGCTAAGGTTAGAACTACATCTGATAGAATTGTAGCTAAAACTGTAAAAATACAAGCTGGCGAATTAAGTCTTGGAGACTTAGTCGATGTCAATACAGCAGGTCAATCAGACGGCGCCATGGTTGTTTACGATGGTACTAGAGGAGAATTTAAAGTTACAACTGATATCTCTAACGAGAATCTAAATATAACAGGAGGCACATATTAGTGGCTAATTTAACAAGAATCAAAATATTAACGACCGGTGCCACTACTGATGCCCCTAGTAATATTAAGACGGGCGAACTTGCATACTCATATGTAGCAGGTACTCAAGCAAATAACGGTGATAGATTATATATCGGTACCGGTTCAGAAACAAATGGAATTGCATCTAGTGTTGATGTAATTGGCGGTCAGTATTTTACAAATCTTTTAGATCATGTACATGGAACACTTACAGCTTCTAGTGCTCTTATTACAGATTCTAATTCAAAAATTGACAGATTAAATGTTGATAATTTAAGATTAGATGGTAACACTTTAAGTTCAACAAACACTAATGGTAATATTATAATTGATCCAGATGGCAGTGGTAAATTAATATTACATAACGTTTATATCAATGGTGGAACAGATACTCTAGAAGAATTTATTTATGATACTGTTGGTGGAGCGGTAACTGGTGGAGCTGGTATTACAGTTGCCAATGACGATGGTGATAATGAATCAGTTGTTTCTATTACAAACACTGGTGTAACAGCCGGTGACTATGGATCACAAACAAAAATTCCAACCTTTACAGTAAACGTTAGAGGACAATTAACAGCAGCTGGTGAAGTTGATGTAGCAACAGCTCTAACTGTTAATGGTGATACTGGAACTGGTGGTGTTGATTTACTTACAGATAACTTAACTGTTTCTGGAACTCCAAATGAGATTGTAACAAATGCAGCTAAATCAGGAAGTACTGTAACACTCACTGTTGGACTTCCAGATGATGTAACAATTGGCGATGCATTAACAGTAACTGGTGCTGCTTCTGTTGGTGGAGCATTTAGTGTAGATGGCAATGTAACTCTTGGTAATAATCCTGCAGATACAGTAAGTACTGCTGGCACACTAACAGTTGGTGGTAACCTAGTTGTGCAAGGTACAACTACTACTGTAGAATCTACGACAATTACTCTTGATGATCCAGTAATTGTACTTGCCGATAATAGTGGTACTGCTGTCGATGGTACTGATAGAGGAGTTAGATTCAAGTATGGTGATGGAACTAACACTAAAGAAGGATTCTTTGGTTTTGACCATCAAACAGAAAGATTTGTATTCACAAAGGATGAAGACTTTAGTGGCGGAGAAGATGCTTCTTCACCATGGCATGATGCTCAATTCGGTGGTGTATATGCTGGAGCTTTAGATTTAGGTATAAGCTCTGATAATAAGATTAGTACAACAGCTGGTAATCTAGTATTAGATTCCTTTAGTGGTACAATTGATATTAACGATAATGTTGATATTTCTGGTTCTCTTGTATTAGGTACAGACTTAGCAGTAGCACACGGTGGTACTGGTTTAAGCTCATTTACAGGAAATGCTGTATTTGTTACTAACGCAGCAGGAACAGCAATTAGCTTCTTAACTGGCTCAGAAGGCGATATTATTCAATTCAATGCCTCAGGAAATCCAATATCTTCTGATGTTATTGATGGTGGTACTTATTAATTTATAGTTAATCTAAGTTTTCTTCTATTATAAATAGTATTATAACACATATATATGTGAATGTAAATAAATTTATTAAATTCTCTATATAGAGATTGAAATAGGAGAAGTCAAAATTGGCTAGAAAATCAGATATACGTTTGAGACGCTCAAACGTCGCAAATGCCGTTCCAGGCGGTGCAGACCTTAATGAAGGTGAATTAGCAATCAACACTGCCGACGGTGCCCTTTACTTTAAAAAATCAGACGGAACAATAATTACTGGACACGATAATACTATCATGCACATTGATAGTGCGAATAGTCGTGTCGGTATTGGTACTACTACCCCAACCGCGCAATTTCATGTAAAATCATCTCTAGATTACCTCGCGAGGTTTCAATCAACCGATACAACTGTTGGCATACTATTACAAGACTCAGTAGCAACTAACAGAATAACTAATACCAATGGCCATTTAGTTTTATCTGCTGATATCAATGGGGCTGCAGCTAATTCATCAATTAGATTTATGGTAGATACCACATCTAATAATGGTACTGATGCTGATATGGTATTAAACTCTACTGGGTTGGGTATTGGAACAAATTCGCCAGGTGCTAAATTACAAGTAGATGGAGCAATTGTTTCTGAAGGTGGTTCATTTTCATCTGGTCAAGAAACTCAGACTGATGCAGGACTCGTAATTCAAAAAAATGACTACATATATTCTGATGATAATTCGTATCTAAGAAAAATTATTGGTCATGCATCAAATAATAACATTGAGATTGGACAGCAGAATACCGTATACGTAGGTGACATACTTTTATACCCAGGCTCTTCTGGTAATGTTAGATTCTTTTCAAGTGGTAGTGAAGATGTTAGAATAAACAGTTCTGGTAATATGGGTATAAATGAGACTGATCCAAATGGAAAATTAGTTGTTCGTGGTGCTAACTATTCAGCTAATCAAAATGGTGGTATTATTATCCAGGCTGGCGCAAGAAATAGTAGTCATTGGCAATCAGGATTTAAAATTAAAAGTGACAGTAGTGGAAATGCAAGGACCGCTATTGAAGCTACAACAGGTGCTACTGATGGAACTTCAACTGAAGCAATTACTATTAATACTGCTGCTAATGTTGGGATCGGCACTGCTAGTCCGGCCAATGGCATTAAGCTGCATGTTCAAGGTTGGGCTAGACTAGTAGGTAGTTTACAATTAAGTGCGACCAACGCGCAGGTTACCAATATTGCGAACAGTAGTTTATTATTTGGTACTAATAATACTGAGAAAATGCGTATTACCGCTGATGGTTCTGTTGGTATTGGAACGACTTCGCCAAGTCATTTATTAGAACTATCTAATACTATGGCTTCTTCACCCAAGCATATTTTTTATAGAATGACAGGCACTAATGCTACCGGTGGTGGCGCTGGTATTAAGTTTGACTCTTCAGCTAGTAATAATGATACCGCCCTTTACTGGTCAGGTATTCAAGGCATTCGTACTAGTAGCAATGATGGAAGTAACGAATTAAGATTCTGGACAACATCAGCTGCAGAAGCTTCTGGCGCGCCATCTCAAAAAATGGTTATTAGTGAAACTGGAAATGTTGGTATCGGTACTACTAATCCTGCTGGTAAATTACATGTTTCAGATGCTGGTGGTGCAGGACTAGAAATTAATCCACAAACAGCAAACGATAGAGTAATATTATTTGCTTACGATAGAAATGCTTCAACTTATCAGTCAATGGATTTTGATGCTCTTGATTATCATTTTAATCCTAGTGGAACTGAAAGAATGAGAATAGACTCATCAGGTAATCTGTTGGTAAATCAAACAGCTACTTCAGATTATACAAATACCGCAGGTTCTAGTTTTAGAGCAACAGGATTTTCAACTCATACTAGAGATGGTGGAGATGTGTTACTTTTAAATCGCCTAACTAGTGATGGTGATATACTTTTATTCAGAAAAGACAACTCAACAGTTGGAACTATTGGTACTGTTTCAAGTGGCAAGTTAATGATGGGTGTGGGTGGCAGCTCTGGCACAAACCTTATATTTGCAGATCAATTTGATGAAATATATCCTAGCCAAAACGGGGTTACGACTTTAGGAGACCCTGGTGCTAAATTCAAAGACCTTCACCTTTCAGGTACTGCTAATGTTGGTATTGTAAGCCTTAAAGATGTCAATAATAATGGTCAAATAAATGCTTTAACGTCAGGTGCTAAACTTTACTACAACGCTCACGATGCTCATATTTGGCAACGACAGGGCAGTGAGAAAGTCAGAATAGACTCATCAGGCCGTGTAAATATTGGAAATGCAACAAACTTTTCAGATGCTAATGCAGACGATTTACAAGTAGGTAATACAACTGGTGCGCATGGTATATCTATCATGTCAAATAGTTCACATAACGGTAATCTATTTTTTGGTGATAATGATAATAACGATGCAGGTAGAATATCATATAATCATCCCAATAATAGAATGGAGTTTTATACAAATAGAACTCAAAGGCTTGTTATTGCTTCAGACGGTTCAATTACATTTAATGGTGCATTCACATTCCCAACTACTATTGGTTCAGCAGGTCAAGTTCTTAAAGTTCCTACTACAGGCACTTCATTAATTTGGGGTGGATCCGGGGGTGGCGGTTCATCTATTGAAGATAATGATGGCGATACAAAAATTCAAGTAGAAGAAACTGCTGATGAAGATATCATAAGATTTGATATTGCTGGAACAGAGCAGTTACAATTAAACTCAACTGGTCTTGTAGTTGCGGGTAATCTAACAGTTAATGGAACACAGACAACATTAAATACAGCAACGCTTGATGTAGAAGATTTAAATATTACAGTTGCCAAAGGCGCGGCTAATGCAACGGCCGCAAATGGTGCTGGTCTTACAGTTGATGGTGCAAATGCTACTTGGACATATAGTTTAGGCGATAATGCATGGGCTTCAAATAAGCATGCACAATTTTACACAGGAGATGGGACAGGAACTCTTTCTGTTGGTAGAACATCAAACCAAGCTATTAAATTATATGCTGATGATAACTATAATAGAATATTTGCTTACCAAGATTCAGATACCAATGGAGACCATTACTTTGATTTAGTAAGGTCATTTGCTGGAACTGGTAGGGCTGACTTCAGAATTATGAATGACTCTGCTGTTCATATGCTGGTAGATAAAGACGGCAACGTTGGTATTAATACTGCTGCTCCTTCTAATAAACTAGAAGTTAATGGTATTGGTTGTATGATTTCTGGTTTAAGATTAGGAAGCTCTGCTTCTGGAGAAGGGATTATTAGACATGGTGGTCCTACTGCTAATGGTATTGGTATTACTACAGGCGCATTAAGTAGTCCTAATATTAAACTTTTTGTTGCACATGGAAATGACGGTGGTGGTGTTGGTATTGGAACAACTGCTCCAGCTACTAAGTTACACATTAAAAAAGCTTCAGCTGGCACTACTCATTTTGATGGCTACGCAACTGCTATAATAGAAGATACTGAAG